GCGGTACGTTTCGGTGAGATGATGGGAGGGAGAGGAGGACGTCCTTTACGTCTTAGAGTCTTCAGGAGTGGACCCGGAGTGACATCGAAAGAATTTGTCAAGTCCCATACAGGACGAGCCAAAAACTCAAGAGGTACCCCGGACCACCGAAGCACTCTTTCCCGCTCTGACTCTGTGTGCGCCTGGTCGACGATGGCAAAGAGATCTTCCCTAGGAGGATCAGCCACCACGACTTCGCAGGACCGAGAAACCCCGGTGACGATAGGAGGAACGGGATCAGATCCCCTCCACCTTCTAAACCAGGACTTTTTCATTAACCCGGTAAAGACATATCTAGGTATGTTAGCCACGCAAAAGTCCCTGAGGACGATTTCGTGTCTAGCGAGTACAGAGATAGCATACTGGCGTACACTATGTTTCATACCCTTCACACCCTTCCATACTTCACCGAGAAGGTCCACACAGTCATTACGGAAAGGACGGAGAAAAGAGAGACAATGTCTCGGAACGAGGCGACCGGAGGGCACATGGAAAGGCTGACTATTCAGGTCGAGCCACGTGTCTGAAAAGCCAGTCTTCTGGCGATTAACTACAAGGCCAAAGGTAGAAGTGACTTCTTCCCAAAGAGAGAAGAATTTACGGTTACCATTGAACATGCAGTCATCGCCGTTGAACCGGCCAACCCTCCTAACGCCAGAACCAAAGCTTATGTCGCAGCAGATGTCGTAAGAGACCTTGTTGATAAGGCACAAGATGGGGAAACTCAAGAGATTCCCCATCATTTGCTTCCTAGTCAACACATAGCGTGTCTTGCGGCTTTTAGACCACAAATGAAGGTCCCCCACTGCTGCCAACATTATGCCTCTCTCTTCCTCAGTAAGATAAGGACTCTCAGCCAACACACTCGTAATAGCCTCAGTTACCCAAGGCAAAACGTTGTCAGTGGCAGCCGTGTAGTCACCGGAGATAAAAGACTCTCCGGGCCTGCGGTCGTCGACAATCGACTGAAAATCCTTTTTCTTAACGTCCCCCCTTACACACCAACCAAAACTAGTCAAATGATCGTAAAGCGCGTCGTGAACAGGGGCTAGTACCCTTTTGACACGCGCGCTCTGCATCGTGACTACCCTAAGCTTTCCTTTCGTCTTGGCTACGCCTAATCTTAGCTCGGAGATGTCGCCGTAGCGACCTTCACCGACAGATATGGTACCACCAAGATAAGAGGTCTGCTCGAGACAGCCGTTCTGGTCGG